TTGGTGAACGATACATATCAGCACGACCATTTAATTCGTACAAAGAACTTGAGGAGTTTACATTTACCAAGGGTAACGGAGTAAACAGTCGTGCGCTGCAGGCACTAAGAGTAATTGGCGCTGCAACCTTTAACGACAATCCTAGAAATGACCAGGAGATTAAAGAAAATTTGTATGAGTACTTAAACCTTCCAGAGTTTAATATCACAATACCTTCTCATTACTATGCATTTATTCAGGATATTGTAGACTTTGAGGAAAAAGGATCATACATTTTTATGGGTATGGTAAAATCAATTAAACGAGGAACAGGATGGTCACGAGTTGAAATTTTGGACAAAACTGGCAGTGTCGGTGTATTTGATGATGAAAATACAACTATTGAGACAGGTCGCTCTTATCTGGTTCTTTGTAATGATAACAGGATTGTTTCTTTCATACCTTCAGATGAAATAAAGGAATCATCCCACGCACTTGTAAAGTTCTTAAGTTATAAGCAACTTCCTTACAAGGACGATGAGATGTTCGTAGTTTCATTTAAGCCAAGGATTACAAAGACTGGAAAGAAGATGGCATCTCTTACACTTGCAGATACAAGTAGAGACCTACACTCTATTACAGTTTTCCCTACATCTTTTGCAAAAGCGTACATGCATATTGAAGAAGGAAAATCTTATAAGTTTGATTTTGGTAAGACTAAAGACGGAACCGTAACATTGGAGGATGTACATGTCAGTTAGTATAGAAGAAGCATTAGCACAGTTAGACCCTAAGTTAAGGAAAAGATTAGGTAGTGGTGTAGGAGTCAACTATGAGTACCAACCTACCCCCAGTTACGGATTAAATCGTGCACTGGGAGGTGGTCTACCGTATGGCAGACAGGTTCTCATCTGGGGCTCAAAGTCTTCTGCAAAGTCTTCTATGTGCCTTCAAATGATTGCTTTAGCGCAAGCAGAAGGAAAGTTGTGTGCATGGATCGACTCTGAGATGTCATACTCTGAAGACTGGGCTAGAACACTTGGGGTAGATCCAGAAAAACTAATCTATTCACAAGCAAGAACTATTAGCGATATGGTGGATGTAGGTGTTGGATTAATGAATGCAGGAGTTGATTTAATCGTGGTAGACTCTATTACATCAATGCTTCCTGCAATTTATTTTGAGAAGGACACAGATGAAATGAAGGCTTTGGAAAACACAAAGCAGATTGGAGCAGAATCTCGTGACTTTAGTAACGCATGGAAAATGCTTAACTATGCAAACAATAAAGTTAAGCCAACTTTGCTTGTTCTTATTTCTCAGTCTCGCAATAATATCAATGCTATGTATACTAGCCAGCAGCCTTCTGGTGGTCAGGCTACTAAGTTTTATTCCTCATGTATTGTTAAACTCTTTTCTTCAGAGTCAGACAATCAAGCGATTAAGGGCAAGATCAAGGTAGGAGATAAATTAATTGAAGAAAAAATTGGTAGAACTATTAAGTGGGAACTCCAGTTCTCCAAAACCTCTCCAGGGTTCCAGTCTGGTGAGTATGATTTTTATTTTAGAGGTGACGATATTGGTCTTGATACCATTGGTGATCTGGTTACTACCGCAGAACTAAATGGCATTGTAGAGCGCACTGGTGCTTGGTATATACTTCCTGATGGCACAAAAGTTCAGGGAAAAGAAGCATTCGTTAATCGTGTAAGAGAGGATCTTGACTTGCAAGAATCAATCAAGGCTAAACTAAATGGCTAGTTATACAGTTTATAATGGAAAATTTACGTGCCATGAATGCAAGGCAGAGGTAAGGTCTCTAAGGCTTTATGCAGATACAAAAACTGCTACATGGATGTGCCCTGAAAAACACCTTAGTACTGTAAAGTTTGGAAAGCAGAAATGGAAGAGTAATGACAGAGAAGAGTGAGTCCAAAAGAATAGGTGCCAAGCAGCACAAGAACTCTGGTCGTAACACCCAAAAGGGAGATGCTTCCTGGAAAAACTTTGTTGTAGACTTTAAAGAGGTTGGAAAATCCTTTACCTTGAATAAAGAGGTTTGGGCTAAGGCTACTACAGATGCCATGAAAAATGGCAAAGATCCAGCCATAGTAGTGGTAATAGGGGAAGGCAATTCAAAGGTAAGGCTTGCTATAATTGAAATGAGCATTTTAGAGCAACTAAAGGATGGTGTATAATAGTATTATGGATACAGGACACGCACCAAAAAACGAAATAACACCTCATATAATAAAAGGATTTTTTACAGAAGAAGAAATTGAGGTTCTTCTTGCTATAATAAATTATCAAAAGAAAGCAAGCGTTGAAGTATTGGGAGAGTTTTATGCTCCGCTTGTTTTGCCAAAAATGGCAAGAATGCAAATTGAAATGATGTACCCTCCAAGCATACGAAGAAAACTTGAAATTTTTGCATCAGAGATGGTTGGAGAAGAAGTGTTTATGTCTCACAACAGTTATTTAAGTTATAATCGTATACATAGTCCAGAGGTAAACCCAAAGTTGCCAGTACACTATGATTCTGATAACTATTTTACTAAACTGACACTAGACTATCAACTTGATAAGAATATTGATTGGCCAATCGTAATTGAGGGAGAACACTTCAACCTTGAATATGGAGACCTATTGGTTTTTTGGGGCGCTGGCCAGGTTCACTGGAGAGACCCAGTACTATTTAAAGAGGGCGACAATACAGAAGTTTTAACAATGCACTTTGCAACACAAAAAGATTTTGAAGAATTAAATGGTCCTGCTAGAGCGCAAGATAAAAGAGATGCAAGACTTGCTAGTTGGAAAGCAGACCCAGTATTTGCAAAATATAATGATGACTTTTTTAAAAAAGAAAATTCACTAACTGAAACAAAATAATCCAATAACAAATAAAAAGGAAAATCAAATGCAAAGTGAAAGCACTACCATTGATATGGTCAACGGCTTGTCAGAAATTGCTGACTATATGGAAGATGAAGAACTTACTATAGCATTAACTATGATTGCTAAGTTAATTGTTAAACCAGACATTCCAATTAATGTTGCTCATGTAGAGATTGTAAGGCTACAGGCAATTGCTGCAAAAATGGCTTTTAAGGCTACATGGATGGCAAATGTTGACAAATCAGATCGTGGAAAGAAAAATCTTTATTACACGGCAGCAGAGTCATTAAACAATTTAGTGTCTGCACTCAAGTACATCACCCGCTAATCTGCTATACTTATACTAACAGAAACGAGCAAAACATGACAAAAAGTTTATTACAGCAGATTATGGTTAAGCAGGAAAAGCCACCAGTACACGCAATAGATGTTGCTGGTCTTACTGAAAAAATTCAGTCTGGCTATACTGTAAATCGCATAGACAAACAAACACAAAAAAAAACCTTTGCTCCGTCAACCATTGCCTATGGGCATGGAGAGTGTCCAAGATACTGGTACCTTGCTTTTGATGGACAAATGTTTGAAGATGATGCAACACCATACAGCGCAGCAAATATGACTGCAGGAACAAAGTCACATGAAAGAATCCAAGAAGCAATGGGCAATGTTCCAGACTTTCTTGTAGATTCTGAATTTAAGATTACACATAATGATCCACCAATTTTTGGCTATGGAGATGTTATTATTAATTGGCAGGGAGAAGAACTTCTTGGTGAAATTAAAACAATGATGAATGAAGGTTTTGAATACCGCAAGGCACACAATAAGCCTAAGAGCGGTCACTTAATTCAATTGTTGATTTATATGAAGATTCTAAAAAAGGCTAAGGCAGTTCTTATTTATGAGAATAAAAACAACCATGAGTTGCTAATCCTTCCAGTAGAAGTAAATGATTATTATCGTCGGTGGGTAGACCAGACGTTTGAATGGATGAGATCAGTTCGTAAGGCTTGGGTCGACAGAACCCTTCCTGAAAAGAACTATCGCTCAAATTCAAAAATTTGCAAATCATGTCCTATTAAAAAGGCTTGTGCAGATGCTGGTAAGGGAGACTTTAAACTAAAGTCCTTGGAGCCACTAGATGAAACATTGTCAATGGTGTGACAAACAATTTAAAACAGATATAACTTATCAGATATATTGTTCACCTGAGTGTAGAGATATGTCTACTAAAGAAAAAATTGCTGCAAGGTATATAGTTTCTAGAAGACAAAAAAGAAAAGGTAAGGATAGAACTTGTAAATCATGCAAAGAGTCTTTGTCAATATATAATGACGAAAACCTTTGTGTCAAATGCAATGTTAACCCTTCTGATGTAGCAAAAGCACTAAAAGAAATAAAGGATAATTTAAAATGAAATTAGCAGAGGCAATAGGAACTAAACTTCCAAAAACTATTTGTGCTATCGATGCAAGCACTAATAGCCTTGCCTTTGCTATTTTTGATACACAGGAAAAAACATTAAAGTCCGTAGGCAAGATTAACTTTAAAGGCAAGGACACTTATGAAAAGGTTATGGATGCTGGGCAAAAAGTAAAGGCTTTCCTTGATATCTACGAAGGCTTTGAGGCTATCGTTATTGAGCATACAGTGTTTATGAATAGCCCTAAGACCGCTGCTGATCTTGCTCTTGTACAAGGCGCTATTCTTGGAGCAGCAGGACAGTCTGGTACGAAGATTATAGGAAAGGTAGCGCCAATTACTTGGCAGAACTTTATTGGAAACAAGAAGATATCCAAAGATGAAAAACTATTTATTAAGTCACAAAATCCAGGGAAGTCAGAGTCATGGCTTAAATCATATGAAAGAGAACTAAGAAAGCAAAGAACAATTAGTTTTATTAACATGCAATACGACAGAACAATAACAGACAATGATGTTGCAGATGCCTGCGGTATTGGTCACTGGGCAATTAAGAATTGGAATAAAGCAGTAGGAGGGACTGAATAATGCCAGAGTTAAATGCAAACATACCACCAATACATTGCTATGTGCGTGGAAACTATTTAAGAAATCACCAGGATAGCCATGATAAATACTTTGAGTGTGTTGTCTTTGGTGTATCAAGTTTGAAGTCCAGAAGCCCACTGTTTCACATTATGATGCCAGACGGTGGTCTTTGGTGGAGACTTCCAATATCTGCTTTCTGCACAGAGCCAGGTATACCTGAACCAGATTTGCACAACTTAGTGTTGTGGAATTCCTTTAGCCATCACATTGCGGTGACAAGGTTTGAAAATTTAACCAACCTTAGAATGTCTTACATAGATAGAACAAAGACAATGCATAAAGGAACCTATTTATTTACATTAGACTGGCACAATCCAGATACAAATGTTTTAGATGATGGATATTCTGAAAGTCCTGCAGATCATAAATGTGGGCATGTAATACAAAGAGATGATGGAAATTTTGCCATTCAGCCTAACAACAGAGTTCGTATTTATGAGCCATCATTTACACTTGAAAAAGAATACCTGATTGATAGAATAATTAATGAAAGAAAATATGATGTTGAAAATCAGGATAAATGGATTATGGAAAACTCTAATAGATTTAATTATGATATAGAAGAGAAAGGGGTTGACAATTAATACCGTGGGTGCTAAACTATATACAAGCGAAGTCTATATGCGTAAGAGATATCTTGTGGATAAAAGGACTCCAGAAGAAATTGCTAAGGAGTGTGGTGCTAGTGTTGAGACCATCTATGTCTACCTTGCAAAATTTAAATTAAGGAAATCAAAGCGATGAAAAAGATTAAGTATATGCTTTTTATATTATCATTAGTAGCAGCAGTTGGTATCTACTATGCCACTGCAACACTGCGTAATATGCCAGAAGCGTTTGATTGGGAGGAAGACGATGAGTGAAAACCTGAACATAACGGTTGACCAAGTTAACCACCCAACACACTACACAACAGATCCTTCTGGGGTGGAATGTATTCAGATTACACGCCATCGTAACTTTAACATTGGTAATGCTTTTAAGTATCTTTGGAGAGCAGGTATCAAGGATGAATCAAAAACTATTCAGGATCTTGAGAAAGCAATCTTTTATATTAAAGATGAAATCAATAGATTAGAAGGTAAATATGTCAACTGAAGATGATTTAGTTAAGCACCTTGACCAGGTTAATAAGGTAGTAGAAGAATACCTAAAGGGCAACGATCCAACAGTAATTTCAAAGCAACTTGATATACCAAGACAAAGAGTGGTTACACTTATTAATGAGTGGAAAGTCATGGCATCTGCTAACGATGCTATCCGTGCTCGTGCCAAGGAAGCGTTAGCAGCAGCAGACACTCACTACAGCAAGTTAGTCTCTCGCACATACGAAGTTATTGATGAGGCATCAATGACAAATAATCTTAGCGCAAAGACTGCAGCCATTAAACTTGTAATGGATATTGAGTCTAAGCGTATTGATATGCTACAAAAGGCTGGCCTCCTTGAAAACAAAGAACTTGCAGAAGAGATGATGGAAATTGAAAAGCGCCAAGAGATTCTTGTTCTTATTCTAAAAGACATTGCCTCAGAATATCCACAGGTTCGTGATGAGATTATGCGTAGACTATCTTCATTTGCAAAAAACAATGAGGTGATTACAGTTGTCCACGATGTTCAATGAGTTCTTGGAAGCATTACAGGATGATCATTTTAATGAGACTCCAGTAGACGCAAGAACATTTGTTGAAGGTGAAGCATACCTTGGACAGCCACCACTGTCTGACATTCAGTATGACATCGTAGAGGCCATGAGCCAGATCTATCGTAAAGAAGATTTAATTAATATAATGGGTGAAGAAAAAGGATCAAGGTACTACGACAAGTATACAAAGAATGAAATCATTCTGCAACTTGGCAAGGGATCTGGAAAAGACTTCACAT